TTACGCCATCATGGCCCGCGGGCCGTGCTGCTGGGTCTGCTGGTCGATCTTCTGCTGCTCGCGCTGCTGATCGCTCACCTGCAATGCCCGCTCGCTGTTTTCCTGCACGCTCTGGCGCATCGCGTCTGCCGTCGATACCGGCGCGGTATTGCGGTTCAACGCGCTTTCGTCGTGCAGTGCATTGGCCTGCACCGCGCGCGCCATCGAGCCATCCTGGTTCAGCTCAACGCGATCAACCCGGTACAGGCCGGCACGTGCAGCTTCCACGGTAAGCGCAGCGGCCAGCTTCTCGCTGTGCTCGCCGGAGGGCAGGCCACGCGCTTCCTCGGCGAACTTCACCTGCACCAGGGTCTCGGTGTACAGCCAGTTCTGCGGGCTGCGCGGGTCGGACATCGGGTACACCGTCTCGCGCGCAGGCTCGGCCGCGGCCTGCTGTTCCGGGGTGCTGCCCTGTGCCTGCGCACGCTGCTGCACTTCATTGGCCAGCGCCTGGCGGGTTTCCGCATCGGCAATGCCGGTCGCTGGCAGGCCATGCTGCTGCTGGAAAGCGTTGATCGCATGGCGGCTGCCACCGCCCAGATAGCCATCGCTGCCGATGGCCTGGCCCTTGGCGTCGGTCAGCCCCAGCGCGGCCAGGTTGCCCTGGAGTTCGCGCGCGTCGCGGTCGATCGCGGCCAGCGTGGCTGGCCCGGCCTTGCCGTCCACCGGGTCCAGGTTGTGCGCGCGCTGGAAGTCTTCCACCGCCTTGCGGGTGGTGGCATCGAAGCGCCGGTCCGGATTCAGCGTCTGCTGGCCGCCAGCACTGGCATAGCCCAGCGTGACCAGATTGCTCTCCAGCTTCAGCACGTCACGGCCGCTGGACCCTTCCTTCAACGTCTGCGAACCGGCTTGCTGGCGCGGTGCGCCGATCTGGTCCAGCGCCACCTTGATGTCCGCATCGTTGTGCTCACCGGCGGGCGAGTAGTCGCGGCTGCTGACCTTGGCATGGGCGCGGTCCATTGCGTCCTTGTTGTTGGCGTAGGCATTTTCGTAGCGCACGGCGATGTCGCCGGCCTTGGGCGCGTCGAAGTACTGGTAGGTCTCGCGGATCTGCCCGGCCTTCGCGCGCAGCGCCTCGTAGTCACCGCCTTCTTCCAGCACCTTCTGCAGCTTGGGCAGCTGGCTGGGCAACTGGTTGGCGGTCTTGGCGATCAGGCTGATCGCTTCGAAGCGGTTTTCCTCGGCGATGCCGCTGCCGTGTGCGTCCACCATCGCCATGCCGATCCGGGTGGCGTTGCGCACCTGCGGGTAGTCGATGTTCGCGTGGATCCACTGCTTGCCCTCGGCCGAACCGGCCCAGGCGTTGATGCTGTCGCGCGTGTTGGTATCGATGAACTGGATCGAGCTGCGCCCGCTCAGGCCATTGCCGTGGCTGAGCAGGTCGCGGCGCAGGTCGGCGTGGTCCTGGGTGAAGGGCAGGTTGTGCGCCTTGGCATAGGTGCTGGCCTGATCGATCACGGCGTCGACATAGGTCGTCTCGCCCGCCTTCAGTGCGTGGCCGTCGATGGCGCCCAGCGCCCACTCGCCGCGCTGGCCGAAGTCGACCTGGATCGCGCCCAGGCTGTAACCGCTGTTCTGCGCGACTTTGTTCACCGTGCCCCAGTGCGGTTCGGTCACGCCCTGGGTGATGCCGGCGATGGCCAGATGATAGGAGGCGGGGCCACCTTCGGTACCACGGCCGACGGCGAAATACACGGCGCCGGAGGTGGCATCGAGATCATGGGTATCGATGTTGGTTGGCATGTCTTACATCCTTGTGCAGTCAGAGGGTCTGCCCCTCAAGGGTCAGTCCAGCAGCTGCAGATACTTCTGCAGCTGGTCGGCACGCGCGCTCAGGCGCATCACATCGTTCAGCTCGCCCTGCAGGTTGCCGGGCTGCGAATCGTCGTACAGCGCGGTATCCAGTTCGCTATCGCGGCTGCGCGACTGCAGCCACGCGCGCTGGGCATTCACCAGCTTGGTCTTCTTTGCGCCAGTCAGCTTTGCCTGCAGCTGGCGGTAGGCCTGGTTCAGGCGCTGATCCTGGCGTGCGCTTTCCGAGGTCAGGCAGGCGGCCTGCTCGATCGCACCCTGTGCCTTGTCACGGCAGGTGGTGAAGGCCGGGCTCAGCCCGGTGGCAGCCGGTGCTGCGGTTGCCGTGCCGATGGCCAGTACGGCGACCGCCAGCGCGGTGGCGAGGGTCCTGCTCAAACGCTTGTGCTGCATCATCTGCTCCACACGTCCAATCCATTGCGAGCGACGGACTATAACGGCGTCAATATTTCGTCGTCGTCAACGAATCGCGACAACTGTGACCGGTTGCCCGTCATTGTGGGGTGGCGCCGCCCGGCTTGCGGACGGCCCTCGGGCCCGGGCGCCCCGCTATCCGGGCGCCAGCCGCCGCCATTCAGCCGGGCGGTGTAAACTATTGATCTCACTGGCAATGCCAGTCTCCACGATCGACACCCCGATGACGTCCGCCGCCGCCCGTTACGCTGATTCCCTGCGCCTGTCCGTTGCCCCGATGATGGATCGGACCGACAGCTACGCAGGGCAACGGTTTTGCCGTAGGTGGTACACCAATGGTGCAGCGCCTCGGCCGGAGCACCCCTGAGGCGGGCTCAGCAGGCAAACAACGCTCCCACATACAGAGCGAGCGCCTTGGCAGCCTCTGCGATGGCGATGATGGCGTGGAGCGCCAAGGCTATAACTTCAAAGGGTTCAGTTCGATACTGCGAGGGTGGTGCAGCGCTTCCAAAGTTCACAGCGGTGTTGTCGCTGTTTTCGATGTAGAGGTTGTAGGTGTCCGTGCCGCCGACCGGTTGGCGGCGTGAAAGGTAGATTCACAGTGGTGTTGTTGCTGCCGTTGATGTGGACGTTGTACGTGTAGTTGCTATCGGTTTGTTGGGTCTGCATGTCGTTTCTCCTTTTAGTTGGGGACTTGCACATATATCTAGTCATACAGAAACCCGGTGAGCCGATGCGATCCGTTCGAATGCAAAGGGCCGCCCATTGGGCGGCCCTTGTCGTTTCCTAGGCTGCGCGAGCCTTTCGCAGGTCATCCCACCAGCTGGCAACGTCGCGCGTGTCGTACACGTCCCCTACCCGTGGTGGTAGCAAGCCGGCTGTGTGCTTATTGGCCATCGTTTTGATTTTCGCGGTTGGGAAGTAGGCCATCCGCAGCTGCTCGATGGTCATCGTTGCCCCAAACTGGCCGTAGAGCAGCCAGAACGTACCGAACCCGTGCGGCGTCATACGTCACCACCTGCCCACCGTAGCCCCAGCTGCACCACATTGCTGCCGACGGCAGGAGCAGATGAAGCCACGGGCTGCAGCCCGTGCTGCTTGTGCCAGTGCGCCCACGCCAGATCGAACGACGGGTGCTTCGCGGTTGCGCTGCAGCGGCATTCAATGAAATGACCGCCACGGGCTTCCAGCCGCCGGCCGTCGAGGATGTAGCGGGCGGGATGGCCTGACGGGCAAGCCGGAAGGACACGGGCAGGAGTCTTCTGCTGCTGCGTCATGCCTGAGCCTCCTTCGCGCAGCCACAGGCCACACAGGGCGCTGTCAACGCGGCCGCAACGGCGGCGATGTACGCGCCCTGGCCAAAGGGGCTGGTGCCGGCCAGGATGCCGCCGGCGACGTGTGGCAGGCCGGCGCTCTCGAACTCAGCGGCGAGGAACCGGCGGGCAGTGTCGATATCAACCACGGGCATCCTCCCAGCCGGTGAGCGTGAATGAGGCGCCGCAGTTGCGGCATTCGTAGTCGCGAGACGGGCCGATGTGGTCCGAGTAGTTGCCGTCCGCACGGGTGTAGGTGCGCACCGATGCGGGAACGTTGGTGAAGTCGAGGTCGCCGGCCCGGCCGCAGTCCGGGCAGTGCCTGGCGGGGTCGAGGATCATCAGTTCAGGCATGGGTCACCCCCCGGCGCACGGCCATGGCAGCGCGCCGGCGCAGCGGCTGCGGGATCTGGCCCACGGCCAAGCCGCTATGACGGCGCCGAGGCGGGCGCGTCTGCCACATCTTGAGCAGGGTGGCGCCGGCGACCGGCAGCAGCACGCACATGGCCAGCAGGGCGATGAAATCAGCCATTGGCCACCTCCTGCGCGGCCTGCGCCACGGCAGCGGCCGTAGCCCGCTTGCCGGGCAGCATGTTGGCCACCTCGTAGGGGAAGGGCACGCGGCTGGCCAGGTCGGCAAGCTCGGGCGAAATCCAGCTGGTTTCGTCGTTGAAGTCGGTCCCCTTCACCAGTTCCCAGCCCTTCCTGCTCCCTTTCCGGCGCTCGAACACGCACTGCGCGATCTTGGCCGATCCCATGTTCAGCATCGCCGTGGCGATCACGCGGTTGTGGGTGACGTGCAGGGTGATGGTTGCGCTGGCTTCGGATTCGCCGCAGTTACCAGCATTCACACGGTTACGCACACCCGTGATAGCCTCCGCTCCGGGTCCGGTGCTGGAATCCAGCGACTTTGCGAGGGTGGTCATGGCTTTGCCTGTCATCTGTTGCATGGTTCTCTCCTGAACTTCGTTGGTGGATGGCCTTGGGGGCGGTGTTGGCGCACTCCCCGCCGGGCCTTTGCTGTTGCTGCGGGTCTTACTTCTGGAACACCCAGCACTTCACGGTTGTGCTGGTCGTTTGGGTGGAACGGATCGCGCTGTTCACGGCTGTATTGGCGCTGATGAACTTGTGGCGCTTCGACTCGACCAGCAGCCGTCGCAGGTCGCCAATGTCGGGCACCTGCTGACCGAAGTAGCCGGCCTTCTGAATGAACTCGTTGAGGTTGATGGCGATACGGCTTTCTTCGCGCGAATGGTTCAGCACGCTGCGCTTGTCGCCACTGGCCTGCATCTCGATGTACTCGAACGCATCCCAGAACTCGGAGACGATGCGGTGGTCAGCGCCGATGGCATCCTGGCGTTCGGTAGCCATCTTGACCAAGGCGTCCCGCGTGTCGCGCACCATGTGCTCCGGCAGGTTCACCACCAGCCGCAGTGCATCAAGAAGTGCGAGCATCTGCGCATGGTTCTTGATGATGCGCTCGACACGCAGCTCCTTTTCCTCGCGCAACCTGGCTTCGTAGAAGCGCACGCGCTCGGCGAACTTCTCCATCACTGCGGTTTCCGCTTTGAGTGCGGCCAGCAGGAAGTAGCTCAGCTTCTCGACCGGCAATGCATTGAGGTTGTCGGCGGCCTGCCGGCTCTCGGTCGTCGCGGTCGGCTTCTTGAAATGCAGCTTCACGATGCGCGTCAGGATGGCCTCGCTGCCATCAACGGGCGCATTCTGGCTGATGACGATGGTTCCTTGGAACGGCGGTTCGTAGGTTTCGTTGCCGCCGTTGCGCACACCGCGCGTGGCCAGGGTGCCGCCGCCGTAGTAGTCCTTCAGTTCGTCCCACTCGAACGACTTGGCGTGTGCCTTATCGCCGCTGTCGCTGCGGTCGGCTTCCAGCAGCACGATGGGCATGCCGGAAATCTGCCCCATGGCACGGGCGCGACCGGCCTTCGTGGACTTCGCAGGGTCGAAGCCTTCATGGTCCGCACGGGCCAGCAGCTTCCACAGGAAGTTGAGCAGCGTGGTTTTTCCCGCGCCGGCCTCGCCCGTGGCTTCCAAGAACGGGAAGGACTTGTGACTGCTGCGGATCTGATTGGCGTACAGCGAGCCAAACCAGAACGTGAGCGCCACAATGCCGTGCGTGCCGAAGCACGTCCAGAGCCAGCCGAGCCAGTCGGTGGAGTAGTTTTCGTGATCGCGTTGAATGTCCATGCGGATTGACCTCTGTGTGGTTTTGATGCGCAGCTTGTTGAACTCGAAATAGTCCTCGGCATTAGCGAGGGTCACCTCGCCGGCACGCACGGCCAGGTCGGGGAAGATGTACGCCTTGTGGTCAGGGCTGTAGCCGACGAAATCGACCGTATCGACCTTTTTGATGTTGAACAGCTGGTCTTCCATCATCCGGTCCAGCTGCCGGCCGCTGCCGCTGAACACGGCGCCCTGCGCAAGGCTGATGATTCGCTTCTTGAACTCGGTAGCGCTGGCCACCTGAGCGCCGGTGAAGGTGCCTTTGACCGACGGTGCGTCGTGGGGGAAGTCAACACGGAAGTAGTACCAGCTTTCGTCGGTAGCTTCGTGGCGTTGGAAGTAGAGGGCTTCGGGGTAGCAGTTGGCGATCTGCTGCACCGAAGCACAGGCGCGCCGGATCTTGGCTTCGGTCTCTTCGCTGACCGCTCCCTCTTCGTCATCGGGGTTCTTTTCCCGCATCATCTTGTCGAAGCGCACCGCGTCGAACTCGAACCAGAACAGGCGCGAGGCGAACTCGATGTGGAACTCGGTCTTCTGCTCGCGCTGATAGATGACCAGCCCCTTATCCACGGCCGTGCGCGCCATCAGCACGGCGCCGTTGTGGCGTGCCAGGTCGAGGTCAGCCTGCCACTGTGCGTCGCCGTCCTCTGCCGCCTGTGCGCGCAAGAGCAGATCGTTCCAGTCGGTTTTCTTGTCGCCTACCTGCTCGATCTGCGCAGCCATGCACCGATAGCCCAGCTTCTCCGCCCGGCGCGCGTGCTTGATGGTGTAGGCGCGGGCGCCCGGCTCGTTGTCCAATCCCCAAACCAGCACCGGCAGGTCGCCCGGTCGCGCGGCTTTCAGTTCCTTGAGGGATTGCTCGGGATAGGCGTTGCTCGACATGGCCGCAACGGCGCAGATGCCGCGCTGCAGGAGAGCAATGGCGTCGAAGATGCCCTCCACGATCCAGACTTCGCGGGCGGTGCGCAGTTGGTCCTGAGCGGCCGCGCCCCACCACACCCCCGCGTAACTCTCTCCCGGCGCAAAACGGGCCTTCATCTTGCCGAACCGATGGGGGCGGTCGATCAGACGTTCCCACCAGCCTCCTTTCACCAAGGGGAAGCGAACTGTGGCCGTGCCCTGGCGCTTCGCCCGGTCGTAGTAGTCCTCTTGGGTGTAGAGACCCTTCAACGGCTTGACGCTGAATCCGCGGGCGGTGGCCAGGTACGCATCGGCTGCTGCATGCGGCGCCTGCGGCGTCTGCGGGTTGGCCTTGGAGTAGTCATCGAACAGGTCGTCGTAGAGGTCGCGCACGCGCACCTCTTGGCCGCACTTGGCCTGTCGGCCGCAGCGCAGAACCCAAGGCTTTTCGTAGCTGGTGTATAGCTCCTTCTTGCCGCAGTGGGGGCACTTGCCCCCGCGCATGTACGGGGTGCCGCTGCGGTGCTTGAGGCCATAGTCGCGCTGTACGCGCGACAGTACCTGTTGGCGGATTTCTTCTTGCATGGCGGCTCAGCCTTCGTTCGCCGCGAGAGCGGCGGTGCGGTGGTGTTGCATGGTTCTCTCCTGACCAACCCCGGCGGCGTTGGCGCGCTGCCGGGATCGGGGGTGGTGTTACTCGACAGCGGGGCGGGACCGGCCGAGGATCGCGGCGAGGTCTTCGGCCATGTATTGCGCGACGGCTGAGGTGTGATCGGCCTCGATTTCCAGCATTTTCGCGGCCTCGCTGGGCAGCTTGGCCAGCAGTTCGGCCGCTGCGGCGATACGGCATAGGCGCAGGTAGTCGGCAAGGCTGATCACCTGGTCGCCGCGATCCACTGGACCGGGCAGCACAGGCGTATGCCCGTTGTTGCGGGCCATCAGTTCACCCCACCGGGGTAGCTCTCGCCTGTGCGAAGCCACTGGAAGAAGCGCTCGGCCTCACCTTTGGCGAGCAGGTAGACGACGGTTCCGATCTGGATTCCCCCGCTGGCGGTTCGCATCACGTTGCGTGAGTGATGCGCGGTGAAGGTCGCTGCGGTGTCCGACTCGATATGTACCAAGGCCAGAAACAGAATCTTGTGCTGGTCGAAAGAAGCGCGCAGGCCGAAGCCGGGGATCTGCGTTTCCAGCACGATGACAGGTCGCAGAGCCGGTTCAGGAAGGGCCACGTTGGAAGGGGGCGCCATCAGTGCACCGCCTTATCGTCGGTGCTGGGTGCGCTGCCGTTGGCATCACTCGTGGCGTAGTAGGCGGCAAGCACGTCACCCAGGGTGATTGCGAGCGGGCACACGCCGACGGCGAGCAGGCGGGCAATGAATGCCTGATACGCATCGTGGGGCCATTCGAGGGTGTCGGCGATCAGGCCGAAGGCGAGCGAAAGCTGACGCGCGGTAGGGTTGCCGGGCGTGGAAGGGGCACCGTGAGGCACGGAGACGTCTCCTGTTGACGAGATTGGAAACCTCGGCGAGACGTTCTTACGCGACGCACCGAGGGTGTCGGGAGGGTAAGAACCGGTCAACAGTCCGGCGGGCAGTTTTCCCCTTGCGGGTGTTGTATGGCTGCCGCCCTCCCGACGCAGGAAAGCGTCGGTGCGCTCGAAAAGCAGGCGCAAAAAAACCGCGATGCTGACGGGCGCGGATACCGCTGTTGACTCGGAGTTCTTACGCTCCTTGCGGCAAATCCTGCTCCCCGTCCTTGGGGAAGTCAAGTAAAACTGTGTAGAAGTGTGCAGATCGGTTGCAGCTGCGGACAGGCTCATGCAGACACCTGTGCAGCGGTGTGCGAAGGCAGCACCTCATAGGCGCCGCCACGTGCAATGTGGGCCTTGACCAGTGCGCCAAGCTCGGCAGCGTCGCGCTGTTTCTGCGCATAGGGCACGTACTCGATACGCACCGGAGCAGTGACGAAACTCGGCTCCATTGCCGAGGACCAGCCGTCAAATTGTGTCTTGTGGCGCATCACAGGCGCAGCACTCCCTAGCTGGCGCCAAGTGGCGCCAGGTCAGTTGGTGGTGGAAGGGGAAAGGTGGATCAGACCGAGGGCTGTTCGCCGTCAGGGGGACAGGACTCGATTGCGTCGATCCAGTCGGTTTGCAGTTCGCCCTGGTCTTGCTTCCAACGCGTCTGCAGCATCGTCCGCTGGTAGCCGGGTGTAGGCGGCAGTTCGCAGGCCGGAGCGCTGGGGAGACCGCTGGGGCTGGCCACGTTGGTCAGTTCGGAACTGCCGGTGTAGGTAGCCCCGCACATGGGGTTCGGGCAGACATAGGCATCGGTGCGCAGGAAGGGGTGTTGCAACGCACTGGTGCGCTTTACCAGCCGGGCATTGCAGGCAGGGCAGCAGAACACAGCGCGCTGTCCGACTGTGGCACTCATGCCTTACCCCGCGCCTTCTTCGCAACCTTCGACTTAACCGGCGCTTTGCCGGCAGTCTTCCTGACCGTGCGAATACGGGTGGAAACGGGTGAATCTGTGTGAGAATCACTGGCGGCCTTCATGCCGAGCGCGACGGCAGCATCGTGGGTCTTTCCGATCCGGCACTTGCTGGTGCTGCGCAGAGCATTGTTGACGGCGTGCCGGTCCAGTCCATGAAGCTCCGCAAATGCGGGAACGGACAGGCCGTTGTCGATGAGCCACTGCCGGGCTTGTTCGGCAGTGCGCAGCGCAGTGGTACGTCGTTGGGCTTTCATTCCGTTTCCCCTGTGTATTTCTAGGTGGAATGGTGGTGAAGTTAACTGCACCTGTCAAGGGGGAAATCGCGTGTCTGTAGGTAATCGCCTGAAAGAAGAACGGAAGCGTCTGGGCATGACCCAGGAGGCCATGGGACTGGCCTGCGGTGTTGCCAAGCGCACGCAGATCCTGTTCGAGCAAGATGCACACCTGCCCGGTGGCGCGTATTTCGTTGCGGCCGATGAACTCGGCGTCGATGTGACCTATGTGCTGGTCGGCCGGCGTGATCGCCTTGCCGAGGCCGACGCGGATCTGCTCGATGCGTGGCGCAGTGCGTCGGCTTCGGCACGCTCGGCCATCATGGCAGCGCTGCGTGGCGTCGCGGCGGCTACGCCGGCGGCAGCGCCCCGTACTTCGTTCGAGAACACCAGCATCGGCCAGCAGATCAGCGGTGACGTGGATCTGCGTGGGCAAAAGGTTGTTGTCAAGGCGCCTAAAGCATCAAAGAAACCCAGCCGATAACGCTCACGCCGCGCTGTATTCAGGCCGCTAACTCGCATCGCAAGAGGCGCCGGTGTGGCGCGCTATACGGTGTGATGGATTATGAGTTGCGGTGAAGGTGTGGAGCGTGGTGCGGCGACGTGCATTTGCAAGGGTCAGGTCGTTTTCGAAGGGGCGGTGATCGGCCAAGTATTTACGGGTGACGTGCAGATGGTATGCCCCCACGCGCAGCGCCACGATACCGCGTCTGCTGAGCGAGCAAGGGGGCCAACCGAAACAGGTCACCCCTTGTCCACTGCCCTCATGGCTATAGGGATCTGGCAGGCCATTTACGCCGCTCCCGCGACAGATGCGGTGTGCGACACATCCTTGTCGCATGCGGCCATGTTCCTGGTAGCCAGCTGTCTTGCGCGCAGCTTGAAGCCTAAGTTGCTGCGATGGATCTGCCGTCGAGCCACTACAGGTGCTGACGTTGCAGAAATGCAGGAAGTTCTACGCAAGTAGGAAATGACGAGACAAGGACCCTAGGCATGATGCAGATTCTCTGTGACCACATCGACCAGCTAGACCTTGCGCTGGACCAGCTGGCGTTGAAAGATCGGAACTTTGATCGATTCGCCATCATGCTTGTCGACAACGTTGTTGAGCTAACGCTGCATCAGCATGCTTTGGATCGGCAAATTCATCACAATCAGCTATACAGACAAGGGCAAACCGAGTCCGATCTGAAAGCTATGAATGCAGCGCTAGGGCAGAACTTTGATGCCAAGGTAAGCTTTGCACTGCATACCGGACTGCTCACCAAGCCGATGAGTCAGTCCATCAACTGGCTGCATTCATTCCGAAACAGCTCATACCATGCGGGGATGCGCCACGAGGGTATCCTGAACTCGCTAGCAAATTTCTACGTGCGGACCTGCTGTGATCTGTTGGGCCGATACCGACCTGCCTTCTGGTCATTCGGTGCGGAGCGGGTTTCTCATCGCGCTGCAAAGTATCTGGGGAGCTGCGATGAACTAGAAGTGATATTTAAGGCTGGCGAGATGTTTGACGCGGCGTGGAAGAGGCTTGGTGCTGTGGCGTTCAACATGCAAAGCGATCTGATAAGCGACTTGTCGAGGGATCTAGAAAACACCATTGATCGAGTTGATCGGCAGATTAGCTTTATTGCGGATAATGCTCCAAGCAAGGGCGGGATGTACACGCGAAATGAGGTCGTTGCAGACGCCCAGGCGTGGGCAATGGCCTTCACTCAGAAGGGTATCCAGTATGCTCAGAAGAATGGCTATCAAGGACGTGCATCTTTGGGGCCGGAACTCGGGGCGTGGCTGGCCCATAACTACACTGCCCCAATCCCTGGGGACCCTGTCCCGAAGTGGAAGATCCGGCTTGACGCGCTTAAGCGGGAAAAAGACGAGCACAAAGCGTTGGAGAAATACTGCAACTTCATCAAGCAGACGCAAGGAGTTCGGGACGATATTGCGCGACAGGCTCGACTACTCGATAGCGCTATCCAAGAGCAGATTGAATGGGCCCGAGGGAAGTAACCGGGGTCGATGGCGCCAGGCACTCGTTGCCGTGCCAGCACTTTACGGCGTTCTGCATGCGATACGTGTTCTCGCCTAGTTCCCGCGCTCAAGCTCTAAGGCGGTAACGAAACCGCCGCTGGCGTCGATGGTGTGCGTGGCCTTGGTCACCAGCCAGTCGGTGCCATCAATTTCAGGCTTGAAACCACTGACAGTTACCGTCTGTTCCGGGTAGATGTCGGCTCGACCGATGGCCAGCCGATAGCTCAGCTGTGCGGTGCCTCGGTCCAGGCGTTTGAACTCGGCGTCTGCGTGTTGCCGCGCTTCATCTGCAGTGCCATACGTGGCCTGCAGCTTCTTTTCGTTCTCGGATGTGCCCACCAGCACGCCCGTGCGACGCGCAGCCTTGCGGTCGCCCCAGTACGCGCGAACGCCAGTGAACTTCTCACGGTCGGCAACGCTGTAGCGGTGCTGGTCACCCGACGCGCGCGTGATCTGCACGCCAGGCAGCGGCTGGCCGCTGGCGGTGGTGCCTGCACCGATGGGCGCAAAGATCAGCGTTCCAGCCTTCACCGTGGCCACGGCGTCGAAGCGCTTGCCGAGCCGGGTCAACAGGTTGATGTCGCTCTCGTTGGCTTGATCGAGGTGGGCAATCGCGACGCCCGCCAGTTCCGCGGCCACCGATGGGCGCAGCGAATGCTCGCCCGCAATGGCGCCGAGAATGTCGCCCAGGGTGGTGTCGTGCCAGCTGCGTTCGCGGCGGCGGCGAACGGCTCCGGTCAGGTCGGCGGAGCGGGCGCGAATGGTGATGATGTCGGGGGAGCCGCTGTGTTCCACGTCATCCACCATGAAGGTGCCCTTGTCGAACAGGCCGCTGCCCTCGTAGCCGATGGCCACCTGCAGAGTGACGCCCCGGCGCGGCAGGGCGAGCATCCCGTCATGGTCATGCATGCGCAGATCCACCTGATCGGCTTCGTCGCCACGGCTCTCGGTCAGCGACAGATCGAGCAGGCGTGGCGCAAGCCGGGCGGTCAGATCCTGGCCATCGAGCATCACCCGCCACGCGGGGATCGGGTACGGACTGGCCCTCATGCGATGGCCTCGCTGGCGCCTTCGTCGTCGCGTTCCAGCTGCATCTGAAAGTCGATCAGGCGCGGCGTGCCGTCGCTGAACAGTTCGCGCCGCGTCTCGCTGAGGCTGGTCAGCAGGTACGCGCCGTAGACGCGCCCGGTGCCTTCCACCAGCGCCTGCGGTTTGCCTTGGTCGGCCAGTTCACGCAGCTTGTCCAGCACCTGCAGATCGTTCACCAGCTCGCCGGCGATGGTGCCCTGCAGGCTGACGGTGTCATCGCCGGGGCCGACGTACTGCCGGGCGGCGCGGGCGCCTACGCGCTCGCTGCTGGCGTGGCGCCAGGTCATCTGGCGCTGCAGTTCGCCGTAGGCGGCGGTGGAGAGGGAGAACACGAACGTGCCCCAGGTCATCATCATGGTGGTGGTCCTCAGTCGCTGAGCCGGGCACCACGTCGGGTGGCCTTGTCGCGCTCGATCTGTTCAATGGCCTGCCGCACCAGATCCGCAATCTCTCGGGAGTCGGCGCCGGACGGCGGTTGGATGTTGATGGTGTAGCTGGAAGCGCCTGTACTGCCCGCTGCGGGCTGCGCAGCCGCCGGGGCCATCACCGGGGCGGCTGCGGCCATGACGGGCAACGCAGCGGCGCCCAGCGCGAATCCGGCCGACGCTTGGCGTAGCTTGTCGCGGCTGGCAGTGGCGCGTGCGCTGTCGGTGTTGTTGCCCAGGCGCGCAAGGCGCTGCTCGCGCAGCTGGTCCAGTGGGGTCGGCCCGGCTGTTTTGTCGGCCGCAGTGCCCTGCATGCGTTGGGTCATGCCGGCGCTGATCTGCGTCACGCGCTCGCCCATGCCGGCGCCAGCCTGCGTAATGCGGTCGCCAACGCTGGTCACCTGCTGCAGCGGTTCGCCCTGACTGCGGTCGATGCCGCCGGCCAGGCCCTGCATGGTGAAGTCGCCGAACTGCGCGAACACCCGCGACGGGCTGTGGATGCCCAGCAGACCCTTGAAGCGATCCATCACGCCCGAGGCGATGTCGGCCACCGCATCCATCGCTGCGCTGCCGCTGGACGTGATGCCGTTCACCAAGCCCTGCACCATGTCGATGCCGGCCTGCATCATCCTCGCTGGCCAGCCGAGCAGGATCTGATTGGCGCCGTCCCACATGGCGGTCAGGCCCGACCGGATCTTGTCCCCGTTGAGAGTGAACAGGCCGACGATCAGGTGCCACGCGCCCTGCAGGTACGTCCACGCGCCGCCGACGGCGTTCTGGATGATCGGCAGCATGAAGGTGAACGCCTTCACCAGCCAGCCGACAGCGACGACGGCCATGCGCAGGTTCACGGTCAGCACCTGGCCCAGCACCTGGCCAAAGCCACGGCCGGCAGTGGTGGCGCCCTGCAGCTGCTCGCTGGTGGCCTTGAAGGGGGTGAACAGCTTCTGCACCCATGCCCAGGCTTTGCCCATGGCATCGGACACCTGCGCCCAGACCGGCCCCAGCGGTTCCAGCGCGGTCATCAGCTCGGCCATGATCGGGTTGACCACGTCCACGACGCCCTGCCACACGCCGATCATGAACGCTTTGATCGGCTCCCAATATTTCCACACCAGCGCAGCAACCACCGCCACGGCGGCGCCAATGGCCAGCACCGGCAGGCTGATGCCGCCCAGCATCGGCAGCAGCATGCGGCCGACATTGAGCAGCATCGGGAACGCACGGCCACCCAGCGACAGCACCTGGCCAACCAGCCGGCCGATGCCACCGCCGCCACTGAGCAGCATCACGCCCTTGTGGATCTGCGTCAGCGCCATGGCACCCACGCCGCCGGCCACCAGCAAACCACCGAGCGCAGTGGCCAGGGCGGTACCGCCGATGGCGAGCTTGGCGATGGTGGCCACCAGCTGCGGGTTCTTGGTCACCCACTCGGCCATGCGGTCGGCGACCTTGGCCACGCGCGCGGCCAGTTCCTTGACCGTCGGCAGCAGGGTCTTGCCCAGGCGCTGTGAAAGAACGGTGGCGCTGTTCTTGAGCAGGATCAAACCGTTCTCTGCCGTGCCCACACGCGCGGCATATTCGGCGTTCATCGAACCGCCGTACTTCTGCGCGTCGGTGACCTTGCCGAAGTTCTCCTTCAACAGATCGAGGTTGGTCAGCAGCGGTGCGATCGCACCGATCGACTCGCGGCCGAACAGCTGCGTCATCGTCGCCGCCTGCTCGGCCTTGGGCAGCTGCTTGAGTTTCTCCAGCACCTGCAGGATCGCGCCGCCGGCGTCGTCCTGCATCGCCTTGGCCATATCGCCGGCCTTCAGCCCCAGCTTCTCGAACGATGCGATCTGACGCGAAGTCGCGGCCTCGCCCGAGGACAGCGTGAGCAGCATGTTCTTGATGCCGGTGGCCGACACCTCCGACTCGATGCCCATGCCGGCGACGGTGGCGCCCAGCGCGGCCAGCGGGCCGCTGCCGAGGCCGGCGACCTCGCCCAGCGCGCCGATGCGGTTCACCACCTCGCTGATCTTCTGGACGCTGGCCGGCCCGGTGTTGCCCAGGTAGTTGATCTTGTCGGCCAGCACGACAACGTCGTCCTGACCCATGCGGAATGCGGTACGCCAGGTGGCCATCGTCTGGCCGGCGTCTTCGGCGGTGGTGTCGAAGGCTACGCCCATCTTCGCCGCGTCTTCGGCGAAGCGGGTCAGTTCGTTGCTGGCGATGCCAGCCTGGCCGGCGGCGGCGACGATCTTGGCGATGTCGGTAGGCACCATGGGCAGGCGCCGCGACAGCTCCTCAATATCGCGGCCCATCTTCTCGAAGCCGTCCGGCGTGTCGAAGTCCACCACCTTTTTCACGTCGGCCATGGCCGACTCGAAGCTCATGGCCTGCGCGATGGGTAGCGTCTGCGCACGCAGCGCGCCGAACGCAGCCAGTGCCACGCCGGTGCCATGTGCCGCCGCGTTCATGCCGGCGCTGTGGATCTTGCGGCTACGGGCCTGCGCCGCATCGAGTGCAGCCAAGCGAGTGCGCTGCGCCTCCATCTGCTGGGAGGCGGCGGCAATATCGGTGCGCAGCTTGCGCTCATGCGTCCCCAGCTGCCGCGTGCTGATGCCGGCGCGGTCCAGACTGCCGCGCAGGCGCTGCAGCTCGACCGACTGCTGCTGGTGCTGGCCCTTGAGCTGCGCGGCGGCAGCCTTGGCTTGGCGGAACTCGCTACTCAGCTTGCGGGTAGGGGTGCCCGCCTCCTTGATCTGGCGGGCCAGAGCGGCAACGCGCAGCTGCGCGGCCAGGTGGCTCTGCTCGGTGGCGCGCACCGCCTGCTGTTGCTGGCGGTAGGCCGCAACGTCGCGCTGGGCGGCATTGAGGCGGCGAAGGTTGGTCTGTTGTTCCTGCAGGGCGGTGGACAGGCCCTTGCTGCCCGCCATGACCTTCTTGAACGGGGCGCTGGCGCGGTCGAGCGCTTCCAACACCACCTGCAGGCGAAGGTTGCCGCCGCTCATGCGACGACAACCGATGCGCGTGTTACGGCGTTGTGGTGTCCGTAGGGTCGGCTACCAGCGCGGCCAGGAAGCGGCATCCAGCGCTGAACGCCCACAGCAGCAGCCCGCCGACCGTGGCCAGCAGGAACAGCGCAAAGACGATGGCGATAAGGGTGTCCATGGGCGGACTGTATCACTGCTGGGCTCCACTTCGTTCATAGGCGCGCTGGCGCCACTGGATCAGTTCAGAGAGGGAGAGGGCCGACAGCTCGGTGAGGGTGAAGGAGAAAGTCACCGCGATATCGGCCATCAGTTCCTCTACGCAGACGGGGACTGCTTCGACGCCCTCGGCTCGAAAAAACCACCGATGACGCGAGCGATCTCGACCAGATCGGCCGGCTCCAGCTGGGACGCATCGTGCTGTGTCAGCAGCGGCTGGCTGATGCGCGGCAGCAGGGTCACCAGCGCGGTCACGTCCATCTGCGCCAGTTCGTGCAGCTTGAGGCCGCGCAGTTCACCGGCATTCGGCTTGCGCAGGCGGACCGAGCGGATCACCTGCTCGCCGCGCTGGATCGGGGTTTCCAGCACGATCACGTTCGGGTCGGCGGCTTCGTCGGTGGTGGCGATGGTGGATTCAGTGTCCATGGTGCGTCTCTCACAGGGTTGGCCCGGCCGTCGAAGCGGCCGGGCAAGGGGGAAAGGGATCAGCCGCCGATGGCGCGGCGCAGGGCGGACTGGCGGTCAACACCGTTGACCACGAAGATCATGCCGACCATGTCGATCTCGATCTCGGTGCGGCCGTTGATGGTCAGCTTGTAGTAGCTGGCCGAGGTCTTGACGCTGAACTCGGTGTCGTCGCCGACCTTGCCGGTGCCCGAATCGATCTCGGAGTGACGGCCGCGGATGACGATCTCGACCGCATCCACCTCGCCGGTGTCTTCGCGCTGGTAGGCGCCGGCAAAGCGCAGCTGCACAGCGTTGTGCGAGACAGCGCCGTACTGACGCAGCACGTCGAGCATCAGCCCACCGCACTTCCACTCGGCCTCGATCTTCTCCTGGCCCAGGTCGACGTCGACGGGGCCAACCATGCCGCCGGCGCGGTACTCCTCCATCTTGCGGGTCAGCGTGGGGAGCTTGAACTCGGTGACAAGGCCGATGTAGCTCAGGCCGTCGTTGAACAGGTTGAGGTTTTTCAGCTTGCTGGGCAGAGCCATGGCATTGGTTCCTTATGCGGCCTTAGCCGCTGATGCGGGCCGGGAAATCGGCGAAGTAGCGGTCGGTGATGCGCTGATTCAGCTGCAGGTTCTCCAGCGGCGGCACCGGGGTGTAGTCGAAGTCGATTACCAGCTGGCCGCTGGCCAGCGACTGCGAGGCGTTGGCGCCTTCGTCGTACCAGGCGTTGGCGCCGATCAGGTAGCCGGCATAGACCAGCTCGCGGAACTTGGCGTTGATGCTCTCCAGCAGATCGCGGATCAGCGAGGGGTGCAGCGGCTTGTCGATGTAGACCTGCATGGCCTCGGCGATGGTGTCGGCCAGGATCTGCGCGGTGCGGGTGGCCGTCTCGAACTGGAACAACGGGTCATCGCTGCAGGTGCGCGAGCCCCAGAACTTGTAGCCGTTGGAGTTGATGAGGGTGGTCACATCGCCGGCATTGAGCAGGCCGGCGTCGGTGTTGGGGTCCTGCAGATCCCAATGCACGTCGCGGCTGATGCCGGTCACGCCTGCCACCGGCACGTTGGAGATGGACTTGTGCCAGCCCTGCTGCTGGTCGGTCATGGCGCGCACGCCCAGCGCACGGGCGACGGCATAGGCCATGCCGGTGGATGCGGTGGCGGTGTTGAAGGCCATGAAGTCGGGATAGATCAGCATCACCTCACGGTCGGCGAACTGCTCGCGGTAGGCGATGGCTTCCGACACGCTGGCGCTTGCGGCGCAGCTGGCGTAGACCATGCCGCGCAGCTTCTTGGCAACGATGGCCAGCGCTGCAGTAACCGGCTGGGTGTCCAACCCCGGCGCGCCCAGGATGCGCGGGCGCACGCCCAGCTGGGCCTGTGCGACCAGCAGCGCATGCAGACCGGTGTAGCGGCCACCTTCGGCGGCACCGATGACCTTGGCGGTGGTGTCGGTGTCATTGCCGGCATTGGCAACACGCACGACAACCACAATCGGGTTGCCCTGGTCGGCGATGCCCTGCAGGGTGCCGCGCAGGGTGCCGGTCTTGCCTGCCTTGCCGACAGCGCTCAGCACGTCGGTAATCAGGACCGGGCGGTCGAGCGGGAAGGCGTCCTTGTCCGCATCCTCGCCGGTGCAGACAACGCCGATCACGGCAGTGGAGACGGTGCGGATCGGGCGCGTGCCGCCGTTGATTTCAATGACGCGTACGCCGTGATGGTAGCCGTTGGCGGCCATGGGCTTCTCCTTCGGTTAGGGGGTGTGGAAGCGGAGTGGTACGGAAAGGCGGGTGTTGCGCGATGCGCCGCTCGGGGTGGCCAGCTGGCCCTGCAGGTCGAGGACGAACGAGCCGGCCACGTCGCCGTGAGCTAGGTCGATACGGGTCAGGCTGATGCGCGGCTCCCAACGCATCAGCGCGGTGGCGGTGGCGCCGAACAGCCGCAGGCGGGTTTCGTCGTTGAACGGTTGGTCGATCAGCTCCGGCAGAAGCGAGCCGTACTCACGGCGCTGCACGCGCGAGCCAATGGGGGTGGTCAGAACGTCGGCGATGGACTGGCGCAGGTGTGCCAGGTCATCGCTGAACGCGCCGCTGCGGGCGTCCATACCGATCATGCAGGCGCCCCGGTGATGCCACCGCCCGGCTGCACGCCGGGGTGCTTGTGCTTGGTCAGGCTGATGCCGGCGGCGGTTACGTCGTCGGACACCTCCGCCTTGCCGGTGATCGTCACCCTGCCTTCGATGCTGGTGGCGCCCTTGATCGTCACCGGGCCGGTGATCGTGGTTCCGCCGTCGGCGGTGATGGCCACGGTTCCGCCGGCCGGCAGAACGGCCGACAGGGCGTGCGCGTCGTGGTCGTAGCTGACCACGGCGCCATCCTTGAACTGGATCAGGGTCAGGCTGGCGCTGTTCGACGGGGCCGGGTACTGCTCGCAATACAGGCCGCGCAGCACGATGGCGTTGGCCAGGTCGCCGTCGCAGCACAGCAGCGCCACCTGCTCGCCGCTGCTCGGCGGTGCCCAGGTGCGAAGCTCGCCGGCGGCGGCGCTGAACCACGGCAGGAAGTCGGTGTGCGCTTCGCCCGTCTGCACGCGGCACAAGTGCCGGGCGTGATCGACCTCGGTCACCACGCCGTCGCGCAGCAGGTTGTTGATCTGTTGGGGCAGGGCGCTATCCATGCGCCCATGTTCCCGGCGGTCCCTCGCGCGCGCACGGGGCGCGGGCGGTAGATAGGGCCGTTACAACGGGGGGCGGACGGATCGCCCCGCCGTCTGACGGCGCGGCGTCAGCTTGGCTGTGCAGCGGTGGGGTTGCTGCCTGCAGTCTCCACCCAAGCGCCCGCGTCATCGTCATAGGCGATCGGGCCGCTGCGCTCCATGGGCGGAGCGTGATCGGTCACGGTGTCGGGCAGCGGTTGGCCGCGCTGCAGGGGCGCCGCGAAACCGCCATCGGCCTTGTTCCAGATCGCCCGGCCGCTGTAGTCGGGCTGCAGCGTCCACTCGCCTCGAACGGCGTCCCATGCGTTGCAGTGCGGTGTGGTGCCATCCAGACGGAATGGCTCGGCCAGCGTGACGCCGCTCGGCAAGGGCTCGCCGAGGGCGAGCCGATTGGGGACTGGCATGGCGGTTGCCGTGTCCCACAGCATGCGGTTGCGGAAGTCGGGCACCCGCTCCCAGCGGCCCCCGTCATCAGCCAGGCGCAGCGCCTGGCACGGCCCGGCGGCCTGTGCTGGGGCCACCTCCACGGTGCCATCGGGCAGGTGCCAAACGCCGTCGGGCGACGGCTGCAGGCGCACCGGGCCCATGTAGGCGCGATTGGCGGGATCGAAGGCGTGGGCAAAGCGGGTTTCGGTGGACATGCTCCGTTCCTCAGTAGGTGATGCAGTAGATCATTCGCAGACCGGCCGGCAGGTTGCGGTCGCCGCCGGTGTTGTTCACCGTCACCGCATGAGTGTGTGCGCCCGCATCTGCAGCTGACGCGCTGTGGCCGTGATCGCCCACCTGCGCGACGGAAATGGTGTGAGTGTGGTTGCCGGAGCCATTCATGCCGATGTTGTGGGCATGCGCGCCGGCGCCGTCGGTGGTGAATGTGTGGGCGTGATTGCCCGCCGGGTTCGTGAGCGGCCAGCTGTTGTCCTGATCGACGCCGCTGGCGCGGGTGCCCACCTGATCCCGGTTGCCATACTGCCCCCACGGATAGGGCATCTGGTCGCCAAAGGGACTGATGTGCTGGTGATCACCAGACGCCGAGGTGCCGCCGGTGTGCGCGTGGTGGCCCTGCGAATCGGTCCACGTGTTGTGGGCATGATCGCCGGCGGCTGCAGCGCTGGCCCCGTGCGAGTGCGCACCGCCGCCCGCTACCGTGATGGTGTGGCTGTGCGTGCCTGCACTGGCCGACGACGCACCATGCGCGTGTCCGATCACCTCACCGCTGGTGGCGGTACCGACAGTTTCCGGCTTCTGCGTGTGGGTGACCACGGTGCCTTCCAGCATGGCCGGCAGGTTGAAGGTGGTCTTGCCATCGCCTGCGCCGTACAGCGTGCCGATGGCGGCGAACAGTTCGGCATAGGTGGTACGGGAAACGGCCGCGCCGTCGCACAGCAGGGTGCCGCTGGGGGCGGTCTTGCCGGCGAACATGATGACCTGGCCGGGGATGCGGTTGGCCTTGGTGGCAGGACTGAAGTTGGAATCGGTCCACAACTCCACCCACGGCTTCCAGCGCTCATTCACCGGCGCGGTGTCGCGTCGGGATCGCATCCAGAACCGGTTTCCACCACCGTAGTCGGCGGCCAGGGCAAGGCCACGGGAGTTGTCATAGCTGGGCAGGGACCAGGCAATGGTGTACTGCGCCGGCATAGTGGTAGGCGAGGGGTTGCCCTGGCGGTTGATGCGCAGCGCGTTCCACGTCTCGACCCAGCTGTCGTCATTGCTGGTCGGGGTGAGATAGGCCACGCGCGAAGCCACGTCCTCAACGGAAGCTGCGCCGATCTCGCTCAGGGTCCATCCAAAGTTCACGCCACCGTTCACATCCTTGGCGGTGTTCCCGATGGTCACCTTGCGGGAAGCGCCCCATGCCGTGGTCACGATGTTGGCGGAGCCGTCGAATGCGGTTCCGTTGATCGTTCGCGGTGCTGCAAGCCTGCTGGCGGTGTCGGCGTTGCCAGTCAGCTTGCCCCGGAACTCGGCCGCATAGACCCAGCTGCCGGTCGGGTTCAGCACGATCTTGTTGGGGTTGGCCACATTCGTAAGGCGGAATTCCTTGCCGCCGGTAATGTCGTGTAGCTCCAATCCGGTCTGTCCCTCGGTCCCGCCTTGTTTGAACTGCCAAGGACGCTCTGAGTACAGCTCGCACAGCACCTTCCCGTCGCCCGAGCCGGTTCCGATTCGGGCTCCAGCCATCTCCGTGAATCCGTTCTTGTAAACGGCCAGCTGCCCGGCGGCGTTGGCGGTGCCATTGGGCCGCAGGTAGACATAGCCCCCCGATTCGCCCGTCGGCCCCGCCCCTGCGGCGAGCACAACACTGCCAGTATCCGTTCCACGCAAGCTGCCACCGCCGAATCCGAGGTCGACGGTTTGATCGCTGGGCAGGTAGAGACCTAGGGCAAAGGTCTGACGACGGCCCCAGCGATTCTCGGTTGCTTCGACCAGGCGCCGCAGGTCGCCCATATAGGCAAGGGGCTGAACGGTTGCGTAGATGATCCCCTGCGGCTCGGCAGTGACGTACGTGCCAGGGCCGTGGTACGTCGTCCCGGCAGCGTTGACGACGCGCACGGCATGACCTTGGTTGTACTCGCGCTGCTGCAGCCACAGCTCGACACCTGTGGACTTGCCCGCAGCATCGGTCATCAGCACCAAGCCGAAGCGGCTGGGGCGATCAAGGGAAGAGTCGGCGCCGATCCGCGTGTGCTGCACCATGCCATCAACAACCGCCTGCGTCAGCACCGTGGTCGTATCACTGAACGTGCGGGTAGACGCGGCGATCTGCTCCCAAGCGAAGCGCGGGCTGCCGATGGCGCCATTGGTCATTTCCAGCAGCAGAATGCTGGCGCCGGGGCCGCGCCACGGCAGCGTGCCCAGCTTGATCCACCGGATCTGATTGGAGTTGCCTGGGATCGCGTCAATGGGCTGAACCTTCCCCACCTGCGGGAAGTCGGCGGCGTGCATGCCATCGAGCGTGTCGGCGTCCAGCCCCTTGCCGTGGCCCATGTCTTTCAGCGCGGCGCCCTTTATTTCGAGGGCAGTCCGGATAGCCGCGGCTGTGGCCAGTGACAGCACTGTCTTGACGAACGGGGTGGGTGCGTCGCCGCCGAAACGGTTGTTGAGCGCGGTCTTCAAGCCGCGCGGCGTCACCGCTCGCACCGCATCGGCCCCGTTGGTGGTTTCGGTCCCGTCTGCCAGCTCTACAACGCCGGCGACCCATTCAGTGGCCGGCGGATTCAGAAATTCAGTGCTGCCGAACTTGATCTGCGCGGTGTCGATGTCGGCCAACGTCACGTCGGCCGAGAGCAGCAGTGTGGAGATGGTGGCCTTCTCCATGATCGCGTCGGCCTGGCCGTATACCGCAAACAGCGTTCCATCGGACAGGTACAGCCCGAAGCCACGCAGTGTGTACTTCTCCGCGCCGCTGTCCTGCAGCGTGACGTGGATGGTATCGGCCGCGACGGACTTGCCACCGAAGGTGGTCATGCGCTTGAACTCGCCCGGTAGCTGCGTCATGGCCGCAGTAGGGGTGAAGCCGGTGGCAGTGAGGCCGATGTGGGAAATCAGCACCGTGTTGGTGCCGGTGTTGGTGGCGTTGACCAGCTTGGCGCGGCCGGCAGTGGTGATCTTCATGCGCATTGGGGGGTCAATCTCCGGTCATCGTCAGGCGGCGATAGACCGCCGCTCGGGCACCTGCGACGTCTCCGACTTGGCTGTCGGCCTGAATGCCTTGGGTGAAAGTGAAGTGCGAGCGCACCGGCTTGGTGCGGTTTACGGCGTCAACGATCTGGTGCACGAACTCGGCTGATGACTCCTGACCGCCGTCGCTGCTGATGGTTAGAAACAGGTCGAAGGTGTGCGGCTGGCCCTGTGGCGTGGACTGCCACCACTCGCGGATCTGGACCTGACCGCCAAAGCTGGCGACCAGGTCGGCGATGCTTTTGGCGGTGCCTTTGTGCCGCTGGATCTGGAACGAACTGGCGATGCGGGCGCGCTTGATGCGCTCGGGCCAATCGCTGTCCCACGTGTCTACGGACACGCTCCACGCGAGGAACGGCAGGAACTCGGCCGGGCAGTTCCACGGGTTCCAGAGCGTGTCGTGAACCATGGGCACGCCCGACAGCTGGGCGTCGGCGCGTTCCACCGCACGCTCCAGACGCGTCGAGTTGGGCGGCAGGAGGGAGGCGGTGTCAGGCATCTGTGCCGCCGTGTTCGATCACCACGCTGGTGCAGAACGGCGCTGACTGCGCATCCACCGGCATATCCGCCGTAGGCGCCATCAGCTGCACGCGGTGCACGCCGTCAACGTGCAGGGCCGAGTAGAGCGCCGACAGCGGCACGTCGCGGCCCAGGCGCTGTGTCTGCTGCAGGAATAGGGTCACGCGGCGACGTGCCTCGGCCAGCACCAGGGCGCTATCAGGGCCGTTGAATGTCACCAGTCGTGCGCGGATCTCGAATGGCTTGACGGTGGCTGGGGCCACGGTCACGTAGTCGGTCAGTGGGCGCACGTTGTCGTTGAGCAGCGCGGCCTCGACGATCTTCAGCAGATCGGCCGAGGGCGTGCCGTTGCCCTGCCGCGACAGGACCGTGACCACCACCTTGCCCGGCGAAGGGCTGGCCACGCTGGCGTCGAGAACGTCCGGGTGCGCCGAGAGCGTGTGGAAGATGTAAGCGCCTTCGGGGCCGGCCACCGACAGGCTTTCCGGCGCCAGCTGGATGCGACGGCGGAATGCGGCGTCGTTCTCGTAGTCGGCTGGGGTGTTGGTCTTCGGATCTGCCGGTTTCAACAGCTTGCGCTGCACGCCGAACGGCACCGCGAGGTTGTCCAGATCGGCGCCCATGGAGTAGGGCAGCAGCAGGCCGCGTGCGCGCTGGTTGAACTGCTCACGCAGTACCAGCTCGCGGTACGCGCTGGCCTGCAGCAGCTTCATCACCGGATCGGATTCGACCAGGGCGGTGTAGTCGGGGCACAGGCGGCGGAACTCGGCCAGGCGCTCGGTCAAGATGGCCTCGAACGTGCGCTGTTCGAAGATATCCGGCGCCGGCAGCTTATCGACTTCGATGGCGGTAAAGGAGGACACGGATGCACCGGCTGATGGGTCCGGTCCAGATTCCCATCGCGCGCGCGCGAGGCCGTGGAATGCGGCATGTAGGGCCGCCGCTTACGCTATATGGCCTGCAGGTGATCGAGGATCAGTTCGCGGATCAGCTGTTCGTCGGCAGTGGTGAAGCCAAGCAGCACGCGTCGCGCGTAGGTGACGCGAGGGCCACCCTTGCTCACGGTATCGGTGCGGCCTTCTTGGTGAATGCGGGCGATGCGCGAGACGCGCCCGGCGAAGCCCACCGCCGCCTCGCTGGCACTGCCGCGCACGCGCAGATGCTTGGCCTGCCGGATCTTGCCGAACATGGCGCCGCGCTTGATGCGGCCGGCCTTGGCGCGGCGAGGCGGTGCGTTGCGTCGTGCGGCAAACGGGGAGCCGTCGGGATTCTGTTGGCCCGCGATGCGCTTCTGCTGCGAACGCCGCACGGCGGTGCCGACCTTGCGTGCCAGGCGGCTGCGTTGGGCGGGCTTGAGCTGCTGCAGCAGCGGTGCCACCCATGCCTCCAGTCGCTGCAGATCCTCGCTCACTCGGTGATCGCCGGCAGGGTGCCCAGCGCTTCACCGTCGGCCACCAGCGGGCCACCAGCAAGTGTATGGCGATGTTCCCATTCGGTGGGCGGCTCGGGCAGGTACTGCAGCTGGAACACGCCGGCATCGTCCTGCGCGACGCGCACGCGCTCGGTCAGTGGCAACCGGATGGCCAGATCGACCACGGTATCGCTCAGCACGTCCACTTCAAACGTCAGTTTCTCCCGGTTGGCGGGATTGGCTAGCAGCTCAGGCTGGTGCCGCGTCAACCACTGCAGCAGCGGCACCATGACGGCTTCCGGTGCGCCGGCGAAGTCGCGCAGGATCAGTTCAAGGGTGTAGCGGTACTGGAAGGACAGGCCAGCCGCGAAGCTGGCCCCCAGCCCGCCGTCGTCCACGAACACCAACAGGCGTTCCGGATCGACGGCGAGCGACGGCATCGCCGCGACCAGGTGCTGGCGGAGCAGCTGGGGCTTCTTCATCGGCGCGCGCACTCGGCCAAGGCGGTGTGCAGCTGCATCACCAGCTGCTGCAGCGCCGTCACCTGTTCAGCGGCTGCGTGGTACTGGCCGTAGTTGGCTGCGGTGGTTTCGGCGACGGCAGAGAGCGCAACGCCGGCAGCGGGCGCATCAGGATCGCCGGCAGTTCCGGTGGGGGCGGTGCCTGCCGCAGCGGCGTCGTGGATGCGCACGAAGCCAATAGGCACAGCGCAAGCGGCATCAGCGGTCGGAGTGACATAGACGGGAACCTCTTTGGTGATGGTGTGGCCGCGCTCGCTCACCACCTGTACGCGGTCCACGTACTCGGTCACCACGCGGGTGGTGCCCTGCGCCAACTCCAGTTTGCTGGCCAGATCCTTCTTCTCGGCATTGGCGCTGGCCAGCGCAACGTTGGCGCGGTCCAGTGCGGTGGTGGCGCGATTCACCCGAGCCTGCTGGCAGCTGAAAAGGCCGGCGGTGCCCGCGATCAGGGCCACGATGGCAAGGGCGCGGTAGAGCATCAGCGTGCGCCCAGCTCGGCCAGTGCGCGGTTGGTGCGTGCGGTTCGGTCGGCCATCCCGTTCGGTCTGGCGCGGCTGCGGGCGTTGCCCAGGTTCACCACGCGGCCGACGCTCAGCACGTCTCGCTGGTCGGCGTAGGCGTTGAGCCGGTTGTCGTGCCAGAACGCCGCCGCTGCCATGGCGCCGGTTTCCGGCTCGATCAGCAGACCGGGCATCTCTTCCAGTGGCTGGCCGATCAGCTGGCCGATGTGGCGATAGTTGCCACGGCCGGTGTGCATCATCGGCCCACGCCCGCGATAGGCGTAGCCGTCGCCGCTGGCTTCATTGCCGTTGCCGTTGCGGCTGGCATAGACGCGGTTGCCCAGCTTCGCCGGCTGGTGGACGAACGCAGCCGCCTCCGGGCCTTCCACGTACTTGCCGAACACTTCGAGCAGGCGCTCGCGGCTGTAGCTGAGCGACTCCTCCACCCGCGACAGGCTCAGACTTTCGTGGCCGACCTGTGCGAGGAAGTACGCGGCGCGCACCGGGGTGTTGATCCCGAAGCGCTTCATCGCCGCATTGAACGGCGCCACCCAGCGCTGAGCGCGGGGGAGCGGGCATTGCATGATCTGCGCCAGTAGTGGGGCGGTCAGCACGTCAGTTGCTCCCGAACAGGTGCGCGACGTTGCCGCGCGAACGATAGGTGGCCACCAGCAGGACCAGCAGTAGCAGCAGCTGCCAGACGGTGACGTGGGCGCGGGCGCCCTGCAGCATGATCTGCAGGGCCAGGCCGCCGGTGGCGGCGATCAGCAGCCATGCGCACCAGGCGATGGCGGGGCGGTGGTTGGCGCCGGGGGCCGGCCGGTAGGTCAGCAGGCGGATGCAGATGGCCAGGCTGCACAGCAGCGTGGCGGTGGTCAGGAACTCAGCCATCGGAGCCTCCACGCGGCAGGCGGGTCACGTCAGCCGAGCGGCTGCGCTCGATCAGGCTCAGGGTCAGGGTGACGATGACCGCCGCACAGATGAACGCGGCAAGGCCCGTGGACACCACGCCAAAGCGCTGCATCACCTCGGTACCGCCCAGGTAGCCGGCCACGACGCTGATGGCCAGATACACCAGGCGCTTCCAGATCGGCAGGTTCTTGGCCGACACGACGAACAGGGTGGCGCCGGCGAACGCGCCCAGGAACGCATCGGTTTGGATCCCCGGCAGGATCGACGCAAGGCCGACCCCCGTTGCCAGTGCTGCCATGCTGCCGGTAGAGGTTGGTTCGGTCATCATCAATCCCATAGCTGAACAAGGGGGCGCATCGCGGCGCCGGTAAGCGGTGCGGGTACGTCGGGCAACTCAACGACAGTGCCAATGGGCAGGACCGGCCCATGCAGGCTGATGCCGTAGTTCAGTGCGTGCGCTTTCTCGACCATGCCGGCGGTGGTGCCTAGGTGCCGGTGGCAGAGCGCGTCGAGTGTGTCGCCCTGCATCGAGACGACGCGCATCAGATCAGTTCCACGGTGACGCGCGGCAGGCCCTGCAGATCGCAGATGGCGTTGCGCAGATCGCGGCGGATCTCATCAATGGTGGGAGTCAGTTCCTCCGCACGCTGGTTGCCCTGTGCGGTGGCGTCATAGGAGCGGTAGCGTTCGTGCAGTTCGACGGCGGTGGCGCAACCGACCGCGCGCAGGAACAGATGCACCAGCCGGGTGCTGCCGTCGATCATCGGTGCGGGCACGTCGGCCAGGGTGGCGTAGCCGGCGGCTTCCTTGCCGGCCTGCCACGCCGCCAGTTCCCGCGTTATGTCCATGACGGCTGACACCACAGTGCTTCGCATACGCGGTGCCGGTATGTCGCCGGGGACACGGATCGCCTCACGCAGCACAACCACGTCGATCTCCGGCCAGAACGTGCCGGCGGTGACGTTGGGTTGCTTGGCGGCGGGTGATGCGTTGGCAACAAAGCTGCTCATGGTGGCCTCGTAGGTCGCCGGTGGTCGGGGCGTCACACCAAGGGAGAGAGGTCTTGGTGATCGGCCCCGAGCCGGCGGGGTTGCGGGGTACGCTCGGTGTGAGGTCAGTCGTTGGACTGATTGGCCTCGAACTTTTTCATCAGGCGCTCGGCGCGCTTGAGGTCTTCCTTGCCGCCGCAGGCGTCATGCAGCTGGATCGCCTTGCGCAGATCGTCGATTACCTGGCCGACAGCCTCGGCATCCAGCGGCGCGTCGGCGGTATCCATTGCGAGCCGGCCACGGCCACGTGCCACCAGCAGGCGGGCCTGCACTTCGTCCGGCATGTCCTGGCCATCGGTCAGCTCCACCGCACGGTCAAGCACAGCCAGATCGAACGGTGCGCTGGTCTTGAGCGCGTTCAGGGCGGCCTGTCCGATTTCTTCGGCAACTACGCAGCCTGCGGTGCGCTTGTGCGTGTCCGGCATATCCAGCCCGTGCGCAAGCACGTACTGCGCAATGTCCAGCCCGGCATCGAACTGACCGGCATCGAAGTGCCAGAGCATCAGCGTGGAAACGATGTCGTCCTTGCCGCCGGCATTGGCGGAAAGCACGCCTTCCAGATACGGGGCGTAGGAGGGCAGCAGCGCAACCTTGAGCTGGGCCTTGCCTTGAGTCGACTGGATCTGTTTCAGGCGGGCACGGTCGGCCGTCAGACGCACCTGCATCTGCTGGTAGATGGTGGTCCCTTCCATCAGGTTGCTGCCGGCGGTGCGCGCCGCTTCCTTAGCGGCGAGCACGCGCTTTACGTGGCGACTGGCTGGAGTGTCGGCCATGGCTTACTTCCCGTACTCGATGTTCTCGGCAATCGCGCCCATGCCGTAGTCTTCGACCACGTAATCGTCGTTGGACGACTCGAAGTTGGCGACGCGGTTCTTGTTCGGCTGCTCGATGATGTGGCGACGGCGGGACGCAATCTGCCAGTACAGAGACAGGTTGCTGAGCGAGGTCACCATCAGCGACTTGGCCGGGAAGAACGGCACGACGACCGGCTGCAGGCCACCGATGCGCTTGGTGCCAAGGATCAGCTCGGCCGCGACCTTCTCGGTGGCGGCCTCTGCGCCGTTGATGATCGGGAAGTACTTGTCGTGGACCAGAGTGCGGCCGCAGATCACGACCAGGTTCGGGTCTTCCTGATGCCATGGGTCGATCATGTTGGCAACCAGGTCAAGCACCAGGGCGTCAATGTTCTGGAAGTCAGCGCCGGCACCGCCGACCTTGATCTTGCCCGAGCCCTCGGCGCCTTCGTGCATCACACGCTCGGGCGCGTGTTCACGGTACTTCTGCAGCCAACCCTTGTTCACGTCCTGCAGCATCGGATTGGCCACGCGGTTGGTGGTGGTGGCAATGCTGGTGCCGTGCCAGCCGATCATGATGCGGTCCAGACCCTGCCGCTGGGCGATGGCATCGCGGATAAGGGTTTGGAACTCCGGGCGATGCGCCCAGGCATCCAGACGCGCATAGGGCAGCGCGGTGTCGAAGTCGGTCTTCTGGCATTCGTAAGTGTTGGACACCAGCGAGGTCGGGTCGGACGGGTTGCGCTCACCATTGCCGCTGGTGTCGGTACGGCCGGCGATGGTGCCGCTGATGCCCACACCGACCTTCTCGCCCTTGAGGTCGTTCACGCCCACCATGTTGATCGCCTGCAGGAACGCGCTGCTCTCCTGAATTCGGGCTTCGAGGCTCTGTTGGACCGTCGGCTCGACGGAGAAGGTGTTGGCCACGCCGCTGACATTGTTCAGCTTTGCAACCTGCTGGGTGTAGCCCTCGAACTGGCGGCGGGTTTCGGTACGCATGGGGTAGCTCCGGAATCGTGAAGAAGGGGCCGATCAGCAATCGGTGATGTTGGCGGCGTCCACATCCTTGCCACCCGGCACAACCGGGCGTTGGGTGAATGCCTGCGGGGTTTCTTCCAGCTTCTTGCGCATGCCGGCGACCTGAGTGGAGAGGGTCTGCACCTGCTCGCGCAGTGCGCGGTTGTCCTGGCCGAGCTTGGCCATGGCCGCATCCTGCTCGCCCACCGCGCCGAGCAGCTGGGTAGCGAACTCGGCCACGTTGAACGCGGGATCTTCCTTCGCCGGTGCTGGTGCGGGCTTCTTGGCCAGGCCGAGGCTGGACAGCAACGCGGCCACCGGGCCGGGGCGTGCCTCCGGCTCATCCTCGGTCGTGAACTTGATGATGGTCTCGGCGGCCTCGGTGAACAGGTTCTCCGGTGCCTGCTTGCGATCCTTGAGCGGGCTGCTGTCGGGATTCTGCGCCGAGAATGCGAGCATGCTGGTGCCGAGGCTGGCCGGCGAGTCGGTGACTGCAAGGCCGAACAGGTACGCCTTGCCGCTGTCGGCGAACTCCGGCGAAATCTCAATGCTGGTGAAGACCTTCTGCTTGCGCACGTTCACCATATCGACAAGGTCATCGGTCGGTTCGACCTGCGCGAAGAGGGCCAGCTTCTTCTTGCCGGCGATGTCCACTTCCTCGGCCTTGACCGCCAGCACGTCGCCATAGGCGCGGAACGGGCTGTCCGGCAGCGTGCTGCGTAAGTGTTCCAGCCAGATGCGGGCGCCGTACACCTGCGGATCGTAGGTATCGGCAATGTCTGCGATCTGCTGTCGTTCGATCACCCGGCCATCGGTGGTCGCGCCTTCGACGGCCACACGGAAGAACTCGGAACGCTTCTTGGTTTTGCTGGCCATCTCGCCCTCTGCTGGTGTCGGTGCGCATCGGTTCTCGATGCGATGACCCATGGTCGAATGAGGGCGAGTCGGCGGCAACGCGAACGATGTGTAAGCCGCTGTTCTACGTGGGGTTTTCGTGTCGCACGCGCGTGACGCCGGGCAACCTGTTCACGTGAGCAGCCTAGCCGAAAAACTCCACGTCGATCCACGGCGCCAAGCCAAGTTCCTGTACTGGATGGGCTGGCGCGTGTGCGATATCGCGAGCCTGATTGGCGAGAAAGAGAAGACCGTCCACAGCTGGAAGGCGCGCGACGAATGGGACCGCGCAGACACTGTTGAGCGCATCGGCGGGGCACTGGAAGCGCGGTTGGCCATCCTCATCCACAAAGAGGAAAAGACCGGCGGCGACTTCAAAGAGATTGATCTGCTCCACCGCCAGCTGGAACGGCAGGCCCGAATTCAGCGCTACCAGGGCGGCGGCAACGAGGCCGATCTGAATCCTGCGGTGGCCAATCGCAATGCGGCACCGAAGAAGAAGGCGCGAAAGAACGAATTCAGCGATGAAGAGATCGAGCGCCTGCAAACCGCGTTTGTGGATGGGTGTTTCGACTACCAGCGCGATTGGTACAGGGCGGGCAACGAACGCACGCGCATCATCCTGAAATCGCGCCAGATCGGCGCCACGTACTACTTCGCCCGCGAGGCGCTGATCGATGCGCTGACCACGGGCCGTAACCAGATTTTCCTCAGCGCATCCAAGAGCCAGGCTCACGTCTTCTTGGGCTACATGCGTGGCTTTGTGCGTCAGGTGTTGGACCGGGATCTGACCGGCGATCCGATCACCCTGGCCAACGGCGCCGAGTTGTACTTCCTCGGAACGAACGCCCGCACCGCGCAGAGCTACCACGGCAATCTCTACTTCGACGAGTTCTTCTGGACCTATGGCTTCAAAGAGCTGAACAAAGTCGCCAGCGGCATGGCGATGCACACGAAATGGCGCAAGACCTACTTCAGCACGCCGTCCACCATGGCGCACGAAGCGTTCGATTTCTGGACCGGTGACCGCTTCAACAAGGGCCGGCCGGTGTCCCAGCAGATCCAGCTGGACGTGAGTCATGCACGCCTGATGGGCGGTCGCCACTGCGAAGACGCCATCTGGCGCCAGATCGTGACTGTGCTGGATGCGGCGGGCCGAGGCTGCGATCTGTTCGATATTGAGGAACTGCGCCGCGAGTACAGCGCCGAGGAATTCGCCAACCTGCTGATGTGCGAGTTCGTGGACGACAGCGCCAGCGTCTTCCCGCTGACGATGCTGCAGCCGTGCCAGGTCGACAGTTGGGTGGATTGGGCCGACGACTTCAAGCCGTTTGCCATTCGCCCCTATGGTGATCGCGCGGTGTGGATCGGCTATGACCCAGCCGAGACGGGCGACAGCGCGGGCATCGTGGTACTGGCCCCTCCACTGGTGCCCGGTGGCAAGTTCCGGGTGCTGGAGCGCCATCAGTTCAAGGGCATGGACTTTGCGGCGCAGGCCGCATTCATTCAGCAGATCACCCTGCGGTATTGGGTGACCTATATCGGCATCGACGCCACCGGCATGGGTACGGGCGTGGCGCAGCTAGTGCGCCAGTTCTTCCCTGGCGTGACCGTCTTCAACTACTCGCCCGAAGTGAAAACCCGGCTGGTGCTGAAGGCGTTCGATGTCATCAAGAACGAGCGTCTGGAATACGACGCAGGCTGGACCGACCTCACGCAATCGCTGTTGGCCATCCAGAAAACCATTACCCCGACCGGGCGCCAGGTGACCTACACCGCTGGCCGCTCGCGCATTACCGGCCACGCCGATCTGGCGTGGGCACTCATGCACGCCCTGCAGAACGAACCGCTGGAAGGCGGCGCTGCAGCACGCGGCACCATGGAGATTTTCTGATGACACACCCCGACCAGGGCGCCACTGCTGCGCCGGCGAGTATCGAGGCGTTCACGTTCGGCGAGGCCACACCCGTGCTGGAGTCGCGCGGCATCCTCGACTACCTCGAATGCTGGAAGAATGGCCGCTACTTCGAGCCTCCCGTGGATCTGTATGGCCTGTCGCGCACCACGCGAGCAAATCCGTACTTGCACAGCGGCCTCACGTTCAAGCGCAACATGCTGGTGCGCACTTTCCGCCCGCATCGCTTGCTGAGCCGCGAGGCGTTCTCGCAGCTGGCATTGGACTACACCACCTTCGGCATGGCCTACGTTGAGCGGCGTCGTGCTATGTCCGGCGCCGCGCACAGCTTGGCGGTGCCGCTGGCGCAGTACGTGCGCAGGGGCGTGAAGGACGGCGAGTTCTTCCAGGTGCGCGCTGGCCGCGTGGAGCATGAGTTCCCAAGAGGCGAGGTGTTCCAGCTGCGCGAGGCCGACGCGGATCAGGAAATCTACGGCGTGCCCGAGTGGATGCCAGCTGTGCAGTCGGCGCTCCTGAATGAGTCGGCTACGCTGTTCCGGCGGAAGTACTACAACAACGGCTCCCACGCCGGCTACATCCTCTACATGACCGATCCACAGCCGGAAGGAATGGACATGGACGCATTGCGCGACGCGCTGCGCCAGTCGCGCGGGCCAGGCAACTTCAAGAACCTGTTCGTGCATTCGCCCAACGGCAAGAAGGACGGCCTGCAGGTGATTCCCGTCAGCGAGGTGGCGGCACGCGATGAGTTCGCCGGCATCAAGAGCGTGACCCGCGATGACATGCTGGCGGCGCTGCGCGTGCCGCCTCAGCTGCTGGGCATCGTGCCGCAGAACAGTGGTGGCTTTGGCTCGATCCGCGACGCGGCGGACGTTTGGGCGGCGATGGAACTGGCACCGCTGCAGACGCGGATGGCCGCGATCAACGAATGGCTGGGCCAAGAGGTGATCGGCTTCGATTCTTTCGAGCTGGCAGTGACAGCATGATGGCTTCCACCCGAACGCCGAGCCGAGCGGTTGTCCGGCGTCCAGTCGAGATCAAAGTAATAGGCGAGGAGCTTGATCGAATGAGGCCGAATCCTTGGCATATGCAATTGTGGCAAGACCAAATAGAGGGCTAAGACTCTTCGCTAAGGAGGCAGGGTTAGACCTTCCACGCGGCGAACTGCTTTAGCATGGCGTCCAGCTCTGCCGCAGCATTGGGCGCGACAATTCCGGCTTGATATGAGTGCGCCGTTGAAGGTGGCTCAACTACAACGTTGTTGTTCTCATATGGCTTTAGGCCAGGAATAGCCCCATCGAGAGCCATGTATGGGGCACTGATGGTTTTAAGCCAGCCAAAGAGCGTAGCGTGTCCACCTGCAGCTTCAATGTATGCACGTGCACTTTCAATGCTGCGGCCCGAGGTGATCATGTCGTCAACAACCAGAACCTTCTTCCCTTTTAGCGAGATGGGCGTCTTGCGCGCTTCCGCGGCGAGGTTGCTGTGGGGGAATTTGTTCAGTTTGATGGTGCTCAGCTGGTTGCTGAAAAGCCTGTCGGCTGCCTTGATAGGTTGACTCTTCGCTGCGGTCGAATGCCGAATGATTAGGTCGTGCAAGTAGGAGGCCCGCGTACACTTTCCTAGTCTCGCCAGAATGCTCTCGAGGCCGTTGGCGGTAATAGGCTTTGGCTTGTCGCTGTGGCTAGGGTAGCTGCAGATATGATCCACGTCTTCCATCAGTCCAGAGAAGTAAAGCGATGCCACTGTGATATAGAACCAGAATTCGGGATGGCCGGCTCCATGCTTTGCCGCATCTCTCGCGTCATAGCCGAACAGCGCGTACGCGCTCACCATGGTTGAGAAGGGGCCTGCGGTAGATACCGTCCAGTTTGCTCCACCAGTTTGCCAGAATACGTTGTACTGCCTGAGGCCAAAAACAGTGCAGAATCGGCGCAGTTCTTCGACGGACTTCACTTGGAAGCCGTGATCTGTTCGTTTCCCATACCAGTCGCTGCGGATGTGAAGTAGACGGTTGTTTACACCGCAGATCATGTCGTCGTCACCGCCACCGAGAAGTATGGCTTCGTGTTTTTGCACACCATGCTTGGTCAGGATAGAAGCAGCGGAATCCTTTCGCTTTCTTGCGGGGGACCCATCCCATTGGACGCCATGTGCGTGGATTGGTACGCCCGCGAATTGCTGGATGTACTCATGCAGTGGAATGTTGTCGCACGTCCAGGACTGATTGGACCATAGGGCGATCTTTACCCCTTTGCCGTGGAGGTCCGCTGCGAGCTTCCCTAGGTCTTTTGCGACTTGGTGTTCAACCACGTTGTTTGGGTTGACGATTGTCCCCTTGACGGAGACCAGAATTAGCTTCAATGCCATTGAATCATCCGAATAATGAGTGTTGTTCGGCCAAGGGTTCGGGATTGACTGGTTCGGTCCTAAAAGCTTCAGGCCAGTGATTGAGGGACGACCTCATGAAACTGAGGAAGTCGGAGTGCTGCTTGGGCACGGTGAAGAGGTGTTCGGATACACCGTGGTCCCCTGACATCCGCATACCATTTGGGACCAAATTGATTGTCGGCTTACCGAACGACTTTGCGAATCGCATGGTATGTGCGGTGCCGGATGACTTCTTCCACTGGGGCGCAACAACGCAGGCAGAGAGCGCAGCTTGAAGTCTATTCCTCCAAACGAACTGCTCTCCATTTGGTTCCGCTTCTGGGAAATACTCGGATAGAAGAAGGCCTCCTGCGTCGACGATTGCGTCTGCCATCCAGACATTGCGCGCAGGATAGGGGCGAAGAATTCCGGTCCCAAGAACGGAGATGTTTGGGACGCCTGATGACAATGCCGACTCATGTGCGATTGCATCGACGCCAAGGGCGAGTCCACTAACTAGTGGGACTTCCAACTCTTGGAGTGTCCTCGCTGCGTACTGGGTCAAGAACGCCCCTTCAGACGAAGGATCGCGGGTGCCAACCACGGCGATAGAAGGTCGCTGCAGAAGGGAAAGATCGCCTCTGCAAAAAAGCCATAACGGCTGTAGCTCGGGGTTGAGCCGCCGGAACGCGATCGGATAGCGCTCGTCGGCCTGGCTGATTACTTCGACCCCTGACTCTCTCAGACGCCTTCGCATCGTCACACCGGCCATCATTGCAGTGCGCTTGAGGATGCGGGGTTCCATACCAGTGGTCGCCGATAGAGCTGGAAGGAGCGTGCCGTCCAACTCACGAGCTGCAACACCTAGCGGCCCCCCAAGCTCCCGCATCGTCTTGAACCCGATGCCCTTCATCTGCGCTAGGCCTAAGAACAGAGATATGGATCGAGGGCGAACTGGCTCAGTCATAAGTTGATCTTAAATGAACTTGGCATCACTTGGCGCACTGCGTGCGCACTCGTCTCCCCGCCACGCCTGCGCACTTCATAGGGTGCTTTTTCTGCACCCCCTGCGGAACGGCCAGCGCCGGCCCGGTATGGCGTTCTTCAGCCTTCGCTGGCCCCGGCTCGCCCTGCGGTTCCCTGCGCGATGGGGGGCGTCTGCGTGGCGCCCTGTGGCCTCCTCTAGCCACTTCGGGCGGAGTCAATTTTTCAGGTGACCACGGGAACGAGGTAACCAGGTAACACGCGCATCCAAACCGCTACTAAGTTCCTGATAGAAAAGGAAAAGTGATGGTTACCTTTCGAGGTGATCTGAGGTAATTTTTCGATCCCAACAAGGTAATGTCATTGATTCATAAGGAAATTTTTTTCCGCCAATGTTACCTCTGAAGAAGGTAACTGGATTACTCACAGGTTACCCTATTGTTACCTTGATAAATTATACATAAGCCATTGTTTTTAAAGGTGAATATGTCACTTCCTTCAAGGGCGTTACCTTTATTACCTCTTTCCCGTGGTCACCTGAAAAATTGCACCTTATCGCGCATAGGGGGGCCATCAGCATCCTCACCGCCGCACTTGCTCACGCCTGCAGCCCGCTCCCTTGTCCCAGCCTATGCGACGGCCAGCCGTATCCTCCCCGTGATGCCGCTGCCACCCGACTTCTACTGGACGACGCGCTCTGCCAGCCTCCCCGACGATACCCCCACGGTCATCGCCTGCAGCGGCGTGTGGGTGGTCGTACTGATGCAACGGGTGAACGACGGGATCTGGATCGCCAGTCTCGACCGGCACCGGCATGGCCCCGGCGGGCCGTTCCGCTGGTGTACCAGCTACGAACAGGGTCGCGCCGGCGCCGAGATGTGGGTGGCCAGGCATGATGCCCGCCTGCGAGAGGACGTGGCGAAGATCACTGCATACTGGGAAGCGGTGAGGGCGAACAGGTTGGCCAAAGCAGCCATCCCACCGCCATTTGGCTGGGAGTAGTGGGGACGCCGGCGTCGGTTTAGCCGACCGGCTGCAGGAGCTGCTCGGTATTGTTGCGTGGGGTATTCACAGCCCGGCTCACACGGTACGCCTGCGGGATCTCGGCCAGCACTAGCGCGAGGTCGACCAGTTGAATCTATGTGCCTGGCGGCGTGTCTCCCGCGCCCATGTCGTGCTGGGTTGCACCGACGAGTGCGTCCAGCAGCGAAACCTTAGTGGTCTTAACTACTGGAAAGATGCCGGTGCCGAGGCGCTTGTCAGCTTCAAGCGCCGTGTTCAGTGTGAAGGCAAGCATCAGCCCCCACGAGGCGACCACGACATTAAACTCTTCCTCCGTTACTAGAAGATCGTTGCCCGATTTCGGGTGCGTGAGTCGATTGCGGACCGCTACTGCCTGCTTAATGGTGGCCAGCATCTTTTGGTCGAACGTGAAGTCGGCATTCGACACTTGCTTGCGGGACATCAGGTCGGCAACCAATTTCATACTGTGGACCATCGGTATGAAGTTCGGCTTAGTCCTTACGGTGCCGTTCTCTGCAACTGCATAGGTTTCATCGTTGAGAGCGGCGATCTCCAATGCTGAGTAGGTCTCTGGCTGCATCTTTGCGGCTGCTCGCGCCATGCATTTTGCGTACCAGAGGATGCCCTCGGCCCCCGCAAAAATCTGTCGAACCGCCATTCGATAGCTAGCAGAGTCGGCTTTGGAGCGCGCCTCGGTCGCTGCTTTCAACGCGTCCATCGAGGTGATGCGGATCAGTGACGAGAAATCCGTTTGGTCATTCATTGTGTCCACTCACGCATCTAGATCGGAACTCGGTGGAGGGATTCTGGCCGAAGTTGGGTATAGCGTTTCAGCTCATTCCATGATCGATGGAGCGTAACCGCCGCAACCTCAGGGATATCGTAGCCCTGCTCAAACAAGCGAGAGGTGGCTTCGTGCCGCAGATCATGGAAGCACAGATCCAAGATCCCGAGTTTGCTGCAGGCGCGAGTAAATGCCGTGCCGACAGACTTCGAGTTGAACGGGAATATTCGGTCCTCGCCGACGATCCGCGGCTGACGCTGCACCAGGTCCCAGGATTCGCCGAGAAGGGGGAAGGTGCGGTGGTTGCCGACCTTTGCGCGGGGGTGCTTTGCATCTCTCAGCATCGCGGTGCGATTGTTGGCGTCGAGGTCCGACCACAGCAGTCGCGTGATCTCGCTTTCACGCTTCGCCGTGAGGACGGCGAAGGTGACGATGTCGCTCATGGGAATGGTGGCCCGCCATTCTGCAGCTGCGAAGTGGGCGTGCAGGCGCTGCAGCTCCTCGGCCGTCGGGCGGCGGTCGCGCTGCTTGGACTTCCCGACCAGCTTCAACAGTCGCAGAACGGGGCGTGCTTCGGCCACCGGGTCGCTCGTCAGCTTCACGCCCTTCATTGGCCCGGCCAGCTTCATCAGCTCGGACAGGAACCCCAGCTCGACGTTCATGGTTGCAGCCGAACAAGGGGGGATAATGTGCCCCTTGGCGTTCATGTGGTTTCCCTGAACGCGCCGGCGGGCGTGTTCGATCACATCGTTGGCCGTCAGGTGCCTGGCCACGATGGTGCCCAGCCCTTCACGGAGTCGGGTCAGGTTACCGGTCTGGGTCGCGCCTGCAGCTTTCACCGAGGCCAGATCCTCGATCCGCCAGCTGATCAGCTGCTCGATGGTCAGGTTCTCTCCGGGGGTGCCGCCTCTCGCCTCGTAGTCGGCGAGCTCGCGCTCGATGCGGTCGCCCCAGGTCTTCGCAGCAGTCTTGGTGGGGAAGGTCTTGCTCTGCGTCGGATGACCCTTTCGACGCACAATGGCGCGCCAGCGGCCGTTGCGCGGTTGTAGCGTTGCCATCGGTGTACCAGCTCCCGGTGTACCACGTTCCTGTTGGTACGCGAATGGTACAGATGAATGGGAATTAGCGGGAAAAACTAGGAAAAATCGGGTGCTTCTGTGTACCCATCTACGGTGGTAAGTGCATGAAAATGTTGAAAACTGAAGAAATTCGCCTATCCGTTGCCCCGATGATGGACTGGACCGACCGCCATTGCCGCGTGTTCCATCGCGTGCTGGCGCCGGGTGCACGCCTGTACACGGAGATGGTGCACGCCAACGCGGTCATCCACGGTGACCGCGAGCGCCTGCTCGGCTTCGACCGCAGCGAGCAGCCGCTGGCGCTGCAGCTGGGTGGCAGCGATCCGGCCCTGCTGGCGCAGGCCGCACGCATCGCTGCCGAGTGGGGCTATGACGAGGTCAACCTCAACTGCGGTTGCCCGTCCGATCGCGTGCAGGCCGGGCGTTTTGGCGCCTGCCTGATGCGCGAGCCGGTGCTGGTGGCCGAGTGCGTGGCGGCCATGGTCGACGCGGTTGATATCCCGGTGACGGTGAAGTGCCGCCTGGGTGTGGACGAGGACAACGACTACGACGTGTTTGCCAGCTTCGTCGACCGCCAGGTCGCCGCTGGTGCGGCGATGGTGGTGGTGCATGCGCGCAACGCGTGGCTGAAGGGCCTGTCGCCGAAGGAGAACCGCGAGGTTCCGCCGCTGAAGTACGACTGGGCCTACCGCCTGAAGGAGGAGCGCCCGGCACTGCCGGTGGTGATCAACGGTGGCCTGGCCAGCATCGAGGCGGTACAGGCGCAGGCCGCGCACGTCGATGGCGTGATGCTGGGCCGGGCGGCCTATCACGACCCCTATCTGCTGCATCAGCTGGAGGCGCTGCACACCGGCGCCCCGCTACAGGCACGTGGTGACCTGCTGCGCGCGATGCGCCCCTACATCGAGGCGCGGCTGGGCGAAGGCCTGGCGCTGAAGCACATCACCCGCCACCTGCTCGGCCTGTTCCATGGCCAGCCCGGTGGTCGCGCCTTCCGCCAGGTGCTGAGCGAGGGCGCACACCGCCCGGGCGCCGGCTGGAGCCTGATCGAACAGGCCTTGGCGGTCACCGAACGCGAAGCTGATCGCGCCGCAGCGTGA